GACAACCAGACGGTGGCGAAGACCGACAACTCGGCCGCCCGCAAGAAGGCCGGCAAGATCATCGACGTGGACGCCAACGGCGTCTGGGTCCTGGTCGGCTGATCCCTCCACCCAATCGACCAGGAATATTTCGATGATCATCAACAAGGGCAACCTCACCGCGCTTTACGTGGCCTTCAAGGCGGCGTTTGCCGCCGGTCTCGGCCAGGCCCCGTCCCAGTGGTCGGGCATTGCCACCACCGTGCCGTCCAGCACCGGCGCCGAGGAATACGGTTGGCTGGGCTCGTTCCCCAACATGCGGGAATGGCTGGGTGAGCGCGTCGTCAACGGCATGGCGACCCACGGCTACACCATCCGCAACAAGAAGTTCGAGCTGACGGTTGGCGTCCCGCGCGACAAGATCGAGGACGACCAGTACGGCATCTACACCCCGATGATGACCGAGATGGGCCGCGCGGCTGCCGCCCACCCGGACCAGCTGGTGTTCAACCTGCTCAAGAACGGCCCCAGCCCCCTGTGCTACGACGGCCAGAACTTCTTCGACACCGATCACCCGGTGCTGGATGCCGATGGCACCACCATCACCAGCCAGTCCAACTGGGACAACAACGGCGGCAGTGGCACGGCCTGGTACCTGTTGGACACCAGCCGCGCGCTCAAGCCGATCATCTTCCAGGATCGCAAGAAGCCGAACTTCGTCGCGAAGACCTCGGAGACCGACGAGAACGTGTTCGACCGTGGCGAATATGTCTACGGCGTGGACAGTCGCTGCAACGTCGGCTTCGGGTTCTGGCAGCTGGCCTATGGCAGCCGCAAGGCTCTGGACGAAACCAACCTCATCGCGGCCTACACCGCGATGTGCGAGCGCACGGGCGACCACGGCCGGCCGCTGGGCATCAAACCCACCAAGCTGGTGGTGTCGCCGGCCCTGGAGTTCGCCGCCCGCAAGCTGGTCAACGCCACCACCCTGGCCAACGGCGCGGACAACGTGCTGAAGGGCCTGGTGGAGGTCGAAGTCTCGCCCTGGCTGGCCTGATCCCATTCACCGCAGAGCGCTGAGTGCATGACAGCCCGGCGCGGTGCCTGAACGCCGCGCCGGGCCGATTGCCAGCCGAGGAAATGCCATGTCGAAATCCAAGCCCATCCCTGCGCTGTTCGTGAAGGCCAAGCACAACGGCTATCGCCGCGCGGGCCTCGTCCATGCCCGCGAGGGCATGGGGATCGCGTTGAGCACCCTGACCGAAGAGCAGGTCGAGCTGCTGAAAAACGATCCGCACCTGCTGGTCGAGGAATGCACCTTCGATGGTGATGAGGCCGCTGCCGCCGAGGAAGCCGCGAAGGCGGAGGCGGAGCGCATTGCTGCCGAGCAGGCGCGTGCGGCTCAGATCGCCGCCGATGAACTTGCCGCTGCCGAGAAGGAGGCCGCCGACAAGGCCGCTGCGGGCGCGAAGTCTCCGGCCAAGGCCAGCAAGGCGAAGTAACCGCCCATGTACGTCACGGCCGCACAACTCGCCGATGGCTCCGCCAGCCTGCAGGAGCTGGCGGAGCTGTACACGATAGACCAGCCCCTGCTCGCCGCGGTCATCGCCGGCGACAGCACGGGCGCATGGCCCACCGGCGAAGTGGCGGCGGCGATGATGGCCGTGTCGAGCATCGAGCGCTTCGCCCAGCAGGCAACTGCCGAGGTGGATGCGCGCCTGGCACAGCGCGGCTACACACTGCCGCTGGATCCTGCGCAGTTCCAGATCCTGGTCGTTTGGGCGCGCGCGATCGCGCGCTACCACCTGCATCGGCAGCGCGACAAGACGTCGGAGGAATCCGGCCGCATCGAGCGGGACTACAAGGATGCGCTCCGCTCGCTGGATCTGGTTGCCGCCGGCAAGCTCTCGCTGGGCGCCAACGATCCGCTGGTGCCATCGGCGGGCAACCCCGCCGCGGATGACGCGGGCGGTGCGGTGCGGGTCGCCAGCAAGCCGCGGATGTTCAACCGCGACTCCCTGAGGCGGCTGTGAGCTTTCTGGGGCCGTTCCCGATCGAGGATGCGATCGCCAGGCTCAACGCGCGGGCGCCGTCGCTGAAGATCGTGAGCGGCGCCGCCGGACTGGCGGCGGCACTGGCAACACCGCCGAACAACTCGCCTGCCGCCTATGTCCTGAAAACGGAGCGCGGCCACCAGGTGAAGTACATGGGGCCGGTGGCGCAGCAGAACGTGGATGTGAGCGTCCAGGTTGTGCTGTTCGTCCGCAGCGCCGCCGGTGAACGGGTCGGGACCGGTGCCGAGCTTCTGATGACGCAGGTCGAGGGCGAAGTGAAGGCTGCGCTGTTCGGCTGGTCTCCCGGCGATGCCTTCGGCCAGCTCTCCTTCCAGGCGCAGCGCCCGGAGCCCTACGCGGCCGGCTGGCTGGTGCGCCAGCTGATCTTCGGCAGCGACTACCGCATGTCCCAGCAGGTGACCTGATGAGCATGACCCCTACCACCCACGGCGCCTGGCGCGTGGTCGACGGCAAGCTGGTGGATGAGTCCGCCAGGCCGCCGGTGAAACCCAAGGCTGCGTCGACCCCAGCGCCGGCAGCCAAGCCCACATCCAAGACCCCGCGCCTCAAGGCGCCCACCAAGCCCGAGTAAAGGAGCCTCACATGGCCCAGCCCAATCTGGAGCAGTTCAAGAAGCGCGGCGTCGCGATCAAGATCGAGACCACGCCTGGCGTCGATGCCACGCCGACGGGTGTCGCGAACGGTGTGATGCTGTTCAACGGCAGCTCCGGCACGGAGATCGACAAGATCGAACGTCCGGTGGATCGACCTTTCCTGGGCGGCAACCCGTTCGTGGTCGGCGGCAAGCGCGCCTTCATCGAGGGCGAGTTCGAGCTGTATCCGCCGGCCACCCCCGGCGACGTGGCGACCAGCAGCGCGGACTGCGAGGTCCTGCTGCTCCCGGCTGGCATGACGGTGGTCAAGGACGCGGTGGCCAAGACCACGAAGTACAACCCGGTCAGTGCCAACATGGCGACCGCCAGTGCTTACTGGTACCACGCCGGCACACACAAGAAGGTCCTGGGCGCCCGCAACGATCTGTCCAACCTGTCCCTGGCGGTGGGTGAACGGTTCAAGGGCAACGTGCGGATCCAGGGCGACTACGACACGGTGTCCGAGGCCGCACTGCCGGCCATCACCCTGCCCAGCACCGTACCCACCACGGCCAAGGCCAGCAACACCGAGACCAATGTCACGGTGGCGGGCGGCGCCGATGTGCTGGTCTGGGCGAAGTCCCTCGCGGTGAATCTGAGCAACCGCATCGCGAACAAGGAATTCACCAGCCACAAGGAAACCGGCATCAGCGAGCGCACGCCCGCCTTCACCCTGCGCATCGCCAAGACGGCGCTGGCCGACTTCAATCCCTGGGCTGCGCGCGACGACGCCAAGGTATTCGCCGCGCGGCTGCGCCTGACCGAGAGCGACGGTCGCTACAGCGAGCTGGGCATCCGCGGACAGATCGAAGGCGTCAACGAGGTGGACATCGACGGCGACTATGGCTGGGAGCTCACCGGTCCCTGCGTGCCCAGTGATGCCGGTGGTGACGAGTTCTACATCCTGTTCGGTGACGCGCCGTAACGGCAAAGCACCGCGCCAAGCTGAATCGAAAGCCCCGCCATGTGCGGGGCTTTCTGTTTGCGGCACTGACGCGCGTCAGTCCCATGCCGCGCGCGCGCGAGGCGATTCTGGCCGGGTTCCAGCAGACCCAATCCCAGGAGATCGCAATGGCTTTCACCCTCAAGAAGACCAACACCGTCACCCGCGCCGTTCCGCTCGTGCAGTTCGATGAGCAGGGACGCGAGATCACCGCGCGTTTGAACGTGCGTTTCAAGATGATGCAGCGCGCCGAGTGGGATGCGCTGGGCACCGCGCCGGAAGACGACGAGCGCCTGCTGTTCGATGTGATCGTCGATGGCATCGCCGACACCGTCAAGGACGAGGCCGGAAACGAACTTAGCGCAGCTGACGCGCTTTCGGCCATCCGCGCCGACATGAATCTGACCGGCCAGATCGTCGGCTTCTACAACCAGTTCGCGTTCGGCGCTGCCGCAAAAAACGCGCCGAGG